TGAGAACCCTTCGCGGCATCCCCCTGTAACTTGGCTTGAACTTGTCGCATATTGGTATTCTCTTGAACTGTCAACTTAGCCATAGCAATCTCACGCTCTTGCTGAAGTTTCTGTTGCTCAAGTTGTGAGTCTATCTGCATCTCTTGTTGTTTTAACTCAAGGTGCGCCTGACCTAGTGGGTCAATGGGCTGTTGCATCATCTGCTGTTGCATCATCTGCTGTTGCATCTGCATTGCTTGCTCAATCTCAGAGTCCGTTTTAACCACTTCATTAGGGTCAAGTTGCATAGAGGTCACAACTCTTCGGTAGAGTTCTGGAACATCAGTCAATGGCTGTAGGAGTGGTGACGCGGCAATGTTGATAAGAGACATAGCGTTCTGTGCTTGCATCTCTTTAACGATCAGGTGAGATGACCCCCTTGCGTGAATACGAGCATCCCCTTTAACTTCTTGGTTGGGGTTAAACTGCATATTCCAATCGTAAAGACGTTGGATGAAAGGTAATGTAATACCATCGTCCCATGACTTAATCGCTCTCCTGAGAACTGTATTTGCAGAGTTCATCAAGATCGACATCCCTGTGGCTGTGTTGACAGGTTGCGCCCCCGCCTCACCTTGAGCGATAGAAGGCAATCCAGCCTCTTCATCTGCAAGATCACGCGCCACATTAAACAGTGCCAATAATTCTTGTAGGTGTCCATTAATGTCAAATGTCCCAAAGGCTTGCTGGACGTTTGACGTAAGCCCCTTTGCCCGCCATACTTTGCGCGGTCTGATTGACCAATCCCCGTCTACAGGTTCAATAGACGATTCATTAATCACAATCTGTGGCGCGGTAGATAACCCTGCATTGTCCATCGCCATTCGCCAACTCGCGTTCAACGCCCGTTGACTGTTGTTCATTAATCTCGGAACGCCAATACCAAATATTGAAGTGTCTGTTTGTTCCCATGTAAATACAGAGTAAGGTAAATCTCCTGTATCCATAATATTCAAGGTGGCGCGTATAACCCTACCTTCAGTAAACCACACGACACCACTAACTACGTCCAGTTCATTGTCTGTATCGACTTCACAGCCACAAGCCTCAAGGTCTGACTTATCCAACTCACCGTGGTATTCCCACACCTCAAACCGTGACGATTTCTGGTTACTAATCCCAGACATTGCCCGCATGGTTTCTAGGTGGTGTGAGGTCGGGTATTGCTCGTCCTCAGACCTGAGAAGTTCGTTGATCTGACCAGCCAAATAGCCCTCTTGAACAGCCAACTTCCTGAGTTCCTTTCGTGACATGATGTGACGCTGTAATATAAACTCAGCTTCATCAATCTTTCTAGCCGCCATGTCAGGGAAGAAATCCCACGGATCGACACGCTCACAAGTAGGACGCTTGTCCACTGTTATCTCTAGCACTTGAGCCGCGTTACCAGACCCGTCTTGCTCGGTGCGCCAACGCTTAGTTGTCCTGTCGTAGACCGTTACACCTTTCAAAATACCCGTACCCAGTAGTACAGAGTCGTGAATAATCTCTCTACAGACAGATGCCCAATTAGCCTCAATTAGCTGGTCGTCCATCTCGTCACGCATCTTCTTAGATCGCGCGGTTGCCTCTTCCACAATTCCAGCCGCAAGGTCGCGTTCTTGCACCTCGTTACCTTCAGGAGTCATGCCTATAGGTTTCTCAGACTGCTCAAAGTCCTGAATATCAGGAACAGGTGTCGGTCTGATGTCCCAGTTCCTATCGTCCGTAGGAAATAAGATGTCGCTGATTCGTGCCTCAGCCGCATTGACTTTAGGTCTGGTAATGTTGGCAAAGAGTTGAGAACCCCCTGACTGCTTGAGCCTAGAGGTCTCGGTAGCCGAATATTTCCCGTTATATTGAGCGAGGTCGTCTAACCATCCGTCTTCTAACTCCCTACGCTGTGCGACTACCTCATCGGCTTTCGCCTGAAGAGATATACCAAGCGCGGAAAGTTGCTCCGACATCTTGCGATCTTCCTCCATCTTCTTTTCAAACTCATTTTCCGCTAACAACTCTTCTGGAAGGTCTGAAAACTCGTCTTCTTGGATTTCTTCTATAATTTCTGGCATTTGTTCCGCACATAAAAAAACCCATCACTAAGGACGGGTTTTGGGGTGGTGGGGTATAGGGCTAGTTTTCACCATTCTAGGGGATATTATATCAATAAATCTGATAAATGTATATCTATTAACCCTTGCCCCATTACCTGACCTATAAGTCCGTAACCCTGACAATTTCCTGTTGTAAAGCCCCCAATAACCAATAGTGCGCTGAATTAAGGTGGTGCTTTGAGGGTTTGAACTTAATTTGCCTACCATAGTTATACTTCATGGCAGTCTGTAAGGTACTCGGCATCCTTGCAACTATGTTGTCTACAGCTTTCAGGTGGCGCGGTATCATGACTTCAGGACATCTACTTTTAGACATTGAGTTAGACCCAGAGACTAACACGCCATCAGACATCTTAGCCTCCATAGTAGTGTTTGGATACCCTATGGATGAGGTCTCCATAATGCGCGACTCCCACTCTGCCCACTCGTACAATCTGTTCTCAAGTGCGTATGGAATTAAAGGTGGTCTTGCCATATTAGTACCCTGCCGTTGCATCGCCTGATTGCCACTGCTTTAGCACAATCTCGCGTCTGTTTATCTCAGATTTAATAGTCGTAGACTGCTCATCAAACCCCACCGCTAAATACCTCATGGCATCACAAGCGTGTGAATACTGATCGTGTAGCGGTCTTGGTTTGAACTCCCCTGTACGCCTGTTCTTCTCCCTTCTATAGTTCCTCATCGCCTCAATCAGCAACTTGCAATTCGTCTTATCAATCCACAGGCGCGGAAAGATAGTTCTCACTGCGTTAATGCCATCAGCAACACCAATCTGCGGGGCAACTTGGAAGTTTATCCCTAACGATGCCGATTGCTCTAGTCGTGACCTACCTGTCCCTAACTCCCTGACCATGATGTCATGGGGTGCTGTGTGCGTCCCATAGGTGTACGGTTTCCGCGAAAGATAAGCTATATAATGCGCCAGACCCTCTCCGTCCTGTTCGTAGTAGTCAATTATCCTGATCTCCCTCCGCAAAACCTGATAGAAGATGATAGCGGTACTGTCGCTAATTCCGAGGTCAAATGCCGTGTGTACGGGTAGCATGGTCTCATACGGAACTGCCTCAAGCCGACCCTCTTCCTCAGCCCTGTCCATGAATGATCCATAATAACTCCCCTCAATCGCGGCAGTAAAACTGCACTCATACTCTTGAGCATACTCGGCTGGGGTCATTATGGTCTTAGCGTCTTCTAACTCATCTTGGTCAATGACCGATGTCTCAGAAGCCCTAAAAAGTGCCGTCATCCATGTGGAATCCTTGGCTTCTTCCCTAACCCTCGCGGATTGATACAGGTCGTAAAACAGGTCATTTCCTTGTGGAGTACCGATCCAGATTGCGTAACCCTTACGATCAGACAACGCGGGTCTTATGATCTCACCAAAGAGGCTTGCTGGCATCTGAGCATACTCGTCAAGCACGACCCCATCGAAATACTGACCCCTCAGAGCATCGGGATCGTCCCCAGCACCATACAACCTAAGTCGTGCGCCATTAGGGTAGTCAATCCGCAACTCGGTCTCGTTAATGGCTATGTCTGGGACGGGTCTCGACATATTCTTTAGTATGTCCCACGCGATAGTCTTAGCCTGTCTGTACGTTGGGGCAATGTACGCGAGTCTAATATTATCCTTACGCATTGTTAGTGCGTCACGGAGTAGGTGATTAATTGCCCAGAATGTCTTTCCAAAACGTCTGTGAGCCACGACTACAGACCACCGCTTTATATTGTCATGGAGATGTCGTTGGAGCGGTCTTGGGTAATAAGGTATCTCAATTCTGTTTGAGTTGGGCGATGTTGTGCCTTCCTCATCTCTAATGGGGGCTTTTGAGGACTTTAATTTATCTATACTATTTTGTAATAAGTTGTCCATTATGATAGTCCGACATTGTGGGTGTTAAAGGGTGGGGTCTGATACCCCGCCCCCCTGTTTTCAAAATGTGCCGATTTATTTCGTTAAAAGTTATATACATACGGGTACGCCCCACCACATACCCATAGGGGGTGTATGGGGTCGGCAACGTGGGGGGTCACTTTTAGAAATTGGCATTTTTAATCCCTCTCTATATGAAGCTGTCACCCTGTCACCCTGTCACCCTGTCACCGTCACATACTAACGACCTGACATAATGACCTAATAACCGTCTATATAATGTCATTAAGACTTGTAACCTATTGATTTATAAGGGGTAGTCGGGGGTTAGTAACCCGCGCTATTATTACTCTTAGTCATCTTCTATAGACTCAACCTGAATTATGGATTTCTTCTCGGGCGGGGCTTGCCACGATATAACTAGTTGTTCTAAGTTCTCGACCTCTATAGCGGAGCGTTGTTTGGGTGCTATGTAACTTGCTAACTCGGAGTAACAGCCCTTAGCAACGTGGAGCGCGGGCGGTTCTTGTTCTTCTGCCTTTTTAGCTATGCGGGCTAGACCCTCAAAAGGGTTACAGTCAAGGTCTGCGAGTTGATCCGCTACAGAGCGATTGATTTTATTTTTTGAGCCTTTAGGTCTACCTTTACCACCCGCCGCGCACTTATTGCCGACCTGAAATGTCATTCGTATTGTCCTCTGTCTATAGCACTTGCTTGAAATTATACCATTCTATGCACGTTTGTGTAGTTTTAGCACTTGCTATTGGGCTGTACTCAGAGTAACATAGGAGATGCGGGACTTTTCCCGCTCAACAATACGGAGTTCTTATGCTTTTATACCCATCAAGTACAAACAGACCAGTAACAATAGATAACCTTTCTCAACTTCCTGAACCACCAAAATTGGGAAGATTTCACAACCCATCATCCTTTGCAAATTTTGCAAGCCAAATCGGGGAATCATTAGAATTACACGGAATAAAAATAGGTGAATCTGAAATTGTAACAAGTAACGAAAATATGCGTATGTTCGGTGCTATCAGATTGTTTTCATTGGGTGAGAATAAGTCTTTTAATATCGTTTTGGGATTTCGCGCCAGTTATGACCAATCGATAAAGCGCGGCTTATGTATTGGCTCTAGCATCCTTGTATGCAGTAACCTATGTTTTAGTGGTAGCTTGGGCGAGTGGCAAAGTAAACAATCAACGAATATCGACACTAGGATTGTATCCATGATAGACCAAGCTATTCAAACCCTACCCGAAGTAGGAGCGCGGGAAGTTAAAAGAATTAAAGATTATAAAGAAACTGAACTGATGCCCCGCGATGGTGACGGTGCGCTGGTGCATCTGTATAGGAATAAAGCACTAAGTGCCAGCCAACTCGGAACAGCGCTTACGCAATGGGCTAACCCAAAGCACGAAGAGCATACAGAATCAGGGTTTAGTGCTTACCGCTTATTGCAAGCGTGTACTGAAGCTATAAAGCCTAATGGCTCAACATCAAACCCCTTCAGCGTTGAGCAGAAAACTAGAACGCAAACAAAGTTTCTTGATGCGGTCGTAGATGGTG